GGTAAGTATATAAGCTTTAAAGACTTACAACTTTTTATAATACAGTATTTAGTTTAAGCCCCAAACAAGTACGATACTTATGACCTGTTTAGGGCTTAAATTTTGCCGGTGGATAACCGGTGGATAACTTACAAAAATGCAAGTAAAAGAATACATACCAACGTTGTTAATTGTTCTTCATATTGTCGCGGCTGTGGTTTGTATATGGGAAGGCGACAAGGCAAGATTTTTATATTGGATCTCAGCGGCGTTGATAACTTTAAGTACTTTACTTATTAAATAAATGGCAGCACCTAAATTAATGAGTCAATCGGAGTACGCAAGACATTGCGGCGTAACTCCACAAACAATTTATGATCGGGTCAAGCATGGTCGTATTACCCTTGCGAATAAAGGTAAAAAATTAATAGATCCTATTCGGTCTGATAAGGAATTTTCAGACTATACAACCGAACGTTTTAACCCGGAAAGCAAAAGATTATCCGATGGTATCGAAGGTAGCCACCTAACCTACGCCGAAGCCAAGACACTAAAAGAAAATTACGCAGCGAAAACCGCCGAGCTTGATTACAAGGTAAAGACCAAGAGTTTAGTCGATGCCAAAGAGGTGGAAAAAGCCGCCTTTGATGTTGGGCGTAAATTGCGGGACAATATGTTAGCGGTCCCGGATAGGGTGGCGGCGCTGGTTGCGGCGGAGACAGACAGACATAAAATTCATAAAATGATAACCGAAGAGATAACAATTGCCTTGAACCAAGCTTTATGATTTCAAAACTATCAAATGCAAAAACCATATATCGTCGTGGAGCTCAACACGGAGCAAAGCCAGACCCGGATCTAAAGGTGTGGGAGTGGGCAGACAAGTATAGAACCTTGCCTCAGGTTTCATGCTCAGAGCCGGGACAATGGAGAACGGCACGCGTTCCTTTTATGTATGAGGTGATGGCTTGTTTGAGTCCATCACATCCTTGTAAACGTGTATGCCTTATGAAAGGCTCGCAGATTTCAGGCACAGAGGTCGGTAATAATTGGGTGGGGTTTAATATTGGCCATGCGCCCGGTCCGATGTTGATGGTACTGCCTACGTTAGAGATGGCGAAACGTTCGTCATTGCAGCGGATATCTCCAATGATAAAAGCTTGTCCGACTCTCAATGAAAAGATTGCCCCGGCAAGAGAACGCGACAGTAATAACACCACCCTTGCTAAAAGTTTTCCGGGCGGCCTTCTCGTTATGTCCGGTGCGAATAGTCCGGCAAGCGCGCGATCAATGAGTGTGCGGTATTTGTTTCTTGATGAAGTTGATGAGTACAGGACTGTATGCCCACAAGGTGATTTTGTCGCATTGCTTGAAAAACGATGTCAAACCTATGCCCGCCGTAAAATATTCTTTTGTTCTACTCCATTACTTAAAGGCTTTTCCAGGATAGAAACTGAATTTCTTGGCAGCGATCAGAGGTATTATAATATTCATTGTCCGGAATGTGGCTTTTTACAAGTGTTAAAATGGGAGGGTATTAAATTTGAGAGGGATAAAGAGTATAAACTTGTTGGCGATGCGGCGTATCTTTGTATGGAATGTGGATGCTTAATACCTGAAAGTAAAAAAACGGGGATGTTTGCCGATGGTAAATGGATAAGCACAAATGCTAAAGGGGCTTACCCCGGATTTCATTTGTCAAGTTTGTATTCTCCTATTGGTTGGTTTAGCTGGAATGAATTAGTTCAAGACTTTCTTGATTTCCGAAAAGATAGGAGCGTAGAGAAGCAACAGACATGGACCAACACAGCACTAGGCGAAACCTGGGAGACTCAGGGGAATGTTTTAGACCCTAGTAATCTTCACCTTAGACGTGAAGGTTATGACACAATTTTACCAAAAGGATGTTGTGTTATAACAGCGGCGGCAGATATCCAAGGCGACCGGATCGAAGTTGAATTAAAAGGGTGGGGTAGGGGCCGTGAATCATGGGGCCTTGCGTATAAGATTATAAAAATTAAACCGACAAAAAGGGAAGCATGGAAAGAACTTGATGAATTTTTGTTAAGACAATTCACACATGAAAGCGGCGCAATAATAGGTGTGTCCGGTGCTTGTATTGACAGTGGCTACTTACCACATGAAGTATATTCGTTTACTAAGCCAAGGGAGGCAAGACATATTTATGCTACAAAGGGTAGTTCAATTATGGGTAGCCCTTTTGTTTCTAGACCAAAGACAAACAATTCGTTGGATGCAAAGCTTTTTCACATTGGCACAGAAACCGGAAAGTCTACCTTGTTTAGTAATTTGCAGCTTGAGGATTACGGGCCAGGTTTTTGCCATTTCAACCAATCATATGACATTGAATATTTTAAACAATTGACAGCTGAAAAGCAGGTAACTATTTTTGTAAAAGGTCAAAGTTATTTAGGGTTTAAAAAGATACACGGTCGAGCAAATGAGGCCATTGATATCAACGTGTTATGTTCGGCGGCGTTGTCAATTTTAAACGTTGACATAGATAGTATTGCTGATAGAATACAGGGTATTAATGTTGCTAAAACACAAGTTAAATCACATAGACGTGGTAGGCGATTAAGCCAAGGGGTGCAAGTATGATAAAGAAAGAATTAAGTAAAGAAAAAGGATTTAATGATTTCATGGAGCAGATGATCCGTTTGGTGGGAGCGTCGTGTGGTGTACCATATGACATTTTAGTGCCAGCTTACAAATCACAGGACCGTAAACTATCAAAAATATTAAACGTGCCAAACCATTACCTTAATCAATAATGCCGACAATAACGATAACACAAGCAAACGATCAATTACAAGCGTGGCTTGCCGCAAGTTTAGCAGTGGCAAACGGGCAATCATATACCATCAATGGGCGAAGTTTAACACGCGCGAACTCAGCCGAGATCAGAGACAATATCAAATTCTGGAATGACCAAGTTAATGCTTTAAGCCGGACGACACGGAAACGTAAAGTCAGAGGCACAATACCTATATGAAAAAACGCCAAGCGAAAACAAAGAGACGGCCCAGGGCGACAGGGGTTAACCGTAGCGATAAACTAAAATCAATGGCGAAGGTTATGACCATGGCGTTGACCGGTGGTTATGATGCGGCGGATAAATCCAGGCGCGACATGATGTCCTGGTTGCCCGGTCGTTTTGATGCAGATGGTGACACGTTACGAGACTTGCCGAGATTGCGCGAGTTGTGTAGGGATGCTATACGCAATACGCCTATCATTGGCGGTGCGTTAAATACTATGTGTAGCCACGTAATAGCGGACGGCCTGACAATGCAAAGTAAGATTGATGCGCAAGGAGCCGGAATCTCAGAGGATGAAGCGCGGGCAAAAGAAACACAGATTGAACGATGGTGGAAATTATGGAGTGAATCAAAGGACTGTGATATCAAACGGCAGTTAACATTTAAGCAGCAACAGAAACTTGTATACAGGTCATCGTTAGAGAACGGCGATGCGTTAACTTTGCCTATACGCACAAGTAATCAATCTACAGTTTTTAATTTACGATTACAAAATATTGAAGCGGATAGATTAAGCAATCCGAAGGGTGCAACAGACACGCGCAATTTATCGGGAGGGATTACAAAGACTAACGAGGGGTTGCCGGAGACTTACCATATTGCGGATGTGCATCCAGGTAGTAGGGTAAAAAAGTCCAATGAATGGACTCCTGTTGCAGCATTTCAAACAACGTCAAGACTACCAAACGTATTACATGTAACCAAACCTTTAAGGATTGGACAAACGCGGGGTGTTCCATTCGCTGCGCCGGTGTTAATTTTAACGAAAATGCTAGCGCGTTATACAGATGCTGAATTGATGGGGGCTTTGGTTAATGCTATGCTGAATATCTTCATTGAGCCGGGTGAAAATTCATCCAGTGTTGACGGTGAGATCCTTGGTAATTTTACAGATACGAGTCCACAGCCAACAGGGGCGCATGGTGAACAGGGTTACGAGTTAGGCAATGGTGCGATAATTGATTTGGAACATGGGGATAAAATACACACGGTGGACCCAACGCGACCAAATGTTGCATTTGATGGGTTTGTCATGTCTATTATGCGCCAGATGGGGGCGGCATTAGGGATGCCATACGAGGTATTAGTGCAGCATTTTACCGCCAGTTACGCCGCAGCCAGGGCCAGTTTACTTGAAGCGTGGCGAACATATGAGAACGAAAGGGCGTGGTTTGTAGAAACTTATTGCAGACCGGTAGCAGAATCTTTCTTATGGGAACTGTTTTCAACTAATAAAGTTGCAGCGCGGGGATATTTTACCGATCCTATAGTAAGAAAAGCTTACAACGGCATGTTGTGGATAGGGAAAGGTCAAGGGCAGATTGATCCATTGCGTGAAATCAACGCAGCCGTAACAAGGATTGACCTGGGCGTATCAACATATAGTGAAGTAACAGCCGAGATGACGGGCGGGGATTGGGAGACTAAACATAGGCAGCTTGTAAAAGAACGTGAGTTGAGAAGAGAGGCGGGATTTGAACCGCTAAAAGTTGGCGAAACGCCAGACACGGTTGATTAAGGAACTAATCAAATGAATCTAAATGATATAATTCATGGTCAATGGGCTATCAGCCCGGACGGGTACAACCAGATTTTAGCGGCTTATGAATCGCATATTTCCGGAGATAAGCTTGACTTGAAGTCGATCCAGAAAGCAAACGAAGCATTGTTTAATCTTGCCGTTGATGGCGAGTTGACAGACAGCGGTTTTGTTTTACGTGACGGTGCGGCAATAATTGAAATTAACGGGGTGTTATCTAAGCGTCAAAACTTCTTTTCCTTCTTGTTTGGTGGTGCATCTACTGAGCAGATTGGCAGTATGTTTCTTGCTGCGATTAATGACGAGAGGGTTGACCATGTTATTTTAAAGATGGATTCCCCTGGTGGTAACGTTGTAGGCACGGCAGATCTTGCAAGATTAATATTTGACAATAGAGGCAAGAAGCGTATCACGGCTTTTGCAGATGGGACCTTGGCAAGTGCGGCTTATTGGATTGCAAGCGCAGCGCATGAAATATTAATTTCGAGCGATACAAACAATGTGGGTAGTATTGGAGTTGTAACAACGGTTGAGGATTTCAGCAGGGCACAAGAAAATTTTGGACTTAAAATAACGGAAATTGTCACAGGGAAGTTTAAAAGGGCCGGAAGTAGTAACAAGCCTCTCGATGCCGACTCACAGGATTATTTACAGGGTATTGTAGATCGTTTACTTGTATCATTTGCAAACGACGTAGCGGAATTCAGGGGCATGACCTTTGAGGAAGTTATTGCGATGTCAGAAGAGGGCAAAATTTTTATTGGCAGAGATGCCATAGATAACGGAATGGTTGACGGTGTATCGACCATCGAGAATATTTTAATTAACAATTCAACACAAGGGATTGATATGGATATAAATGAGCTGAAAGAAAAGCATGCAGAGGTATATAGGGCAGTTAGAGCCGAGGCACTTGAGGGCAACGTTGAAAAGCTAGAAGCGGCAAAAGCTGTGGGTATTGAAGAAGGCAAAGCTTTAGGTATTAAGGCTGAGTCTGAGAGAATCGCAGGTATTGAGGCGTTGGCTTTGGAAGGTCACGACGATTTAATTGCAAGTCTGAAAGCTGATGGCAAAACTACAGCAGACCAGGCCGCCGGTTTGATCCTGAAAGCGGAGAAAGAATCCAGGCATGCAGTAGCGGAAAAGACAGAAGCGGAGGGTGCACCTCCTGTGTTAGATAGCGAAGACACAAACAATGCTAACGCGAAAGATTTCCGTTCTTTAGTCGCGGTATACAAAGAAGAACACAAGTGCAGTAAGATTGACGCAATGAAAGCCGTTGCTAAGTTGCATCCAGGCGCGTATAAACCAGAATAACGTTACCGGTTGTGTAATGTTATGACAAAAATTTAATTATCATTCAACATAAAAGGTGAAACTATGAAAACCGAAGGCAAATGGACTGCGTTGGCAGATGTGGCAATTGACCAGAAATTACTATGTAAAATAAAGGCGGGCAGTGCTACGAGCCCTGTAGAGGTTGTGATCTGTGCGGCTGGTGATAAACCGGCGGGAATAACTGAGTTCTCAGCGGCAGCGGACGACGAAGTGACTGTTGAACCAGTACAGGGCGGCACAAGAGAAGTTACCGCATTGAGTGCGTTGGCGACGGGTGCGGAATTCCAAGCGTTAGCGAGTGGTAAAATCGGTGCGTCTGTAGCGGGTCCGATTTTAGGAACCACGAAAGAAGCAGCAGGGGCAGATGGAGATATTATCGAGGTCGTTTTCTATTAAAGACTTTGAGCATTATGATATAAAGAGTCCAAAGTATTTGTACCATTGCGCGGTGTCCGGGATGTTGCGAATTGATAACCCAAACGCGAAAAGAGTTACCCGTTTTATAGGTAATTCTAAAGTTGCGCAGGGAGTCAAGATTGATAACATTTTTTTTATTGGAGTAAAGCAAAATGGGAAGATTAGCAAGCGAACAGGCCACGTTAAATCGTGACCTTACAGAAGCAGCGGTAGAGTTAATGGAGGATGCACAGCGTCTAGGATTTATCGGTAGTTCTATTATGCCGGTGAAAAACGTTAGTGAGAAATCCGGCAGCTACCCAAAAATCCCGATTGAAGCGATATTAAAACAACAGGATTTGCAAAGGGCGGCAAGGTCTAAATATCCAAGGGATGATTACGAGTTTGAGTCAGGTTCTTACACATGTAAAGAATTTGGTTTTGAATCTGTTATGCCGGATGTGGAAAGGAGTTTATACTCTTCTTTTTTCGATGGTGATTTTGTTGCAACTATGCGTGCAGTTGATAAGGTGCTAAGGGCGCAAGAATTGAGAATTGCCGATTTATTGTTTGATACAGGTGTAATTACAACTACCCAAGCAGCAACCGCTAACTGGTCGGTAATTGCAACGGCAACACCAAGAAGTGACATAATGGAGCTTAAACAAGCAATGCGTGTCAATCGTGGTATAGTACCAAACGTTGTAGCCATGGATATTAGTATTTTTGATGAATTCTTGTTAACCGAGGAAGTCAAAGACGCTTTTAAATATACTAACCCTATCGAAATGGGCGGGCTTGAAGCGCAGCGCAGGATTGCAGCACAATATTTTCAAGTTGACGAGGTGCTTGTTGGTGGTGCTATTCAAGACACAGCCAAGAAGGGTAAAGAGTCTTCATTGTCTGGAATTTGGGGTATTACAAAGGTGGGGCTATATAAAAGGGCAACGTCTGAGGATATGCAAGACCCTGTTATCGGTCGTACTTTTGCCTGGGAAAAAGAGGGCGGCGACAATATTGTGACCGAAGAATACAGAGAAGAAGCTGTCAGGTCTGACATTTACAGAGCGCGGCATTTCGTAGATGAAGCGATTGTTTTTGCCGGAGCCGGTGCTATTTTAACAGGCGTTTAATTACAATAGTTTTCCCCTGGTGGGTAGGCCGTGTTTCTCCTATGCGGTCTGCCCATCGTTTATAATATGGCTACATTCAAAGCAGATCTTACAACCGATATAGACAATGTGTTTTTCAATAGTTTGGAATTCACAGAAGAAGCAACTTTAACAACGGTTATTGATGGCGCAAGTACCATTGATGTTTACTTTGACGAGCGATTTGAGAACTTTATCTATGGGGATAATGAGGTGCAAGGGTCTTTGCTTGAAGTGATGGTTAAAGAATCTGATATTGTTAACGCGACGGTGAACGATACGATTACAATCCGCACAGTAGTTTATAAAATTAAAGAGTTGCAGCGGTCAGGGTCCGGCACAGCTATTCTAACGATAGGGGTGGACATTATCACATGAGTATACGCCAAGATATAATTGATGCCATTGACACACGATTGAAAACCATCCTTATTTCTAATGGCTATAATACAGATATAGGTAACAAGGTTTTTCATTGGCGCAATACTAATTTGACTGAGGCGGAATTGCCAGGTATTATCTACCGTGATCCATCTACAAATGAAAAAGAACACCATGGAGTCGCGCGTGGGTGGGTTAACAAATTCCAAGTTGAGATTGTGGGTTTTGATACATTGGCGGGAACAACACCGGCTCAAATGCGGCTGATTACAGAAGACATATACAACGCTATTGATGTTGACGATCTGTGGGGCGGTTTAGCCCATGATACCACGCCGATCAGTGATGAAATAGACATCCAAAATAAAGATAAGATTAGTGGCGCGGCAAGTGTTATAATAGAGATTGATTATCTTGCTTCAAAATGGATTTATTGAGGTGACAAATGGGATATAAACTTAAAACGGGATTTCCAAACATAACGATAACAGACGGCGAGTGCAAAGGCCAATTGTTTGAAAAGGGAAAAGTGTACTCGATTATTCCTGGGCAATACAAAGACAGGTTTGAGACATCCGAACTTGAGACAAAAACCAAAACTAAAATAGTTGAGGATAAAAGCAAATGAGTATTACCAGGAGTTTTTTAGCTGACTTTGATTTATTGGCGGTGTCGGCGAATAGCGCGGAAACGGCATTGAATACCGAGCAAACTATTGACACAAGTTTGATGGTAGCAAAGGAAAATATAATACAGAGTGACCAAAGACGGGAAAGTAACGTGGACGATCTTACAGGTAAAGAAGAACCAGACACAGTATTTGACCTGGGAGATTTTGCAGGTGGGACGATTGACTTTAATCGTGGTGAAGCTCAGCACTTTGCATTGTTGTTGTCGTATGGTTTGGGAATTAGTACGCCGTCTGCGTTTGGTGGTGGATTTAAACATGTGATAACGCCGACAAGCTCAAGTTGTCCGCCGTCCATGACACTTGCTATGAGATTAGGGCAAACTATTTTCAAGAAACGCTTTGCAAGTATGTTTGTTGATTCTATTACGGCAAAATTTGAACGGGATTCCTGGGCAACAATTAGCGCGGAATTGAAAGGTACTGGGAAAAGTGAATCTACTATCACGAAGGAAACCGTTAACGATACGTTTGACAGTGTGGCCTTGACTCTTGCGGCAAATGGGGTAGAAGGATCTACAGCACAAGAACGGCTTGACAATGTGCATTCTATTCGCGTGATAGATCCAGTTGGTGGTCAATGGGACGAGGTGGTGTACACAGCAGTCAGCGCGGCAACACCGGCGGTAATAACTATTGTCGCACCTGGTGTGGCTATGACGGCAACAGATTATGAAATATTGTATGCGCCAGTTGAACCAGCATGGGCAACATTCCCGGCAAGAGTTACCGAAACACCGTTGAGAGTTACAGACCTTACGTTAAATATTGGCGGTAAATGGTCTGGCACTGCTTTAACAGGTGGGCGGACATTAGCCGAAGAAGTAAATAGCATTGAATATAATTTACAAAATAACATGCTAATCGAATTCCGGATAGGCGGGACGGGGGCTTATGCGAACTTTGCAATTAAACAAGGCAGAGCGCAAACGTTGAAACTTGATAGACAATTGCGGGATTATCTATTACAACAGAAGATGGCAGACAATGAAGATATGGTTGTTTATATGAAGGCAACAGGCGCGGAATTTGAAACAGGAAAGAACTATTCCGTTGAAATAGTGTTCCCAAAATGTAATGTATTAAAGGCTCCGATTACAGTTGATGGTAAAATATTAGCGGAGGCCGGAGATTTGATTGTATTAGAAGATACTACTTTGGGATCTGTAAGGTGTGAGGTTGCGAATGTAGTTGCGACTTATGCAGCATAATTTTTTTAAAGGGGAAAACATGTCAGAAATAAGCAACAAAATATATCAGATAGGGAATCAAAGATTTCACCAGAATAAACTTGTTATAGGTCAGTTGATGCAGTTAGTTAAAGCATTGTCAGGAATGAGCCTACCCGGTAAGCTAAATGTGCAATCAATACTTAATGCAATCGGAGACAGGATATCTGAAATCCTTGCCATCATCTTGATACCTGATGGTAAAAGTATAAAAGAAAAAGACCGTGGAGCTATTGCGGAATTCCTTGACGACAATCTTGACGTGGAACTTGCTATGGAAATTGTAGAAGATTTTTTTTTGTCGAACCAGACATCTTCACTTATAGAAAAAGTAGCAAAGTTAAGTCGGACGATGCAGGGGCAGACCACAAGCAAATCGAAAGAGTAGTAGTCTTTCTGTGTGGCGGCGATATCACAAAGCGGGATGGTATTGTCTGGGTGTATACTCTTGATGAAGTTAAGCCGTATATTGATTATAAGGTCAGGGATTACTTGTTGCGTGAGGCCCAATTGGATCGATTGGGAATCAAAGATACAAGCGGGAAAGATTTTGAATGTAATTCAGTCCAGAAAGAAAAGTGTACTGTATTGTATGGTGATAATATTGAGTGGACTTGTAAAACCTGTAAAGAGTTGAAAAAATAATATGGCGACAGCAACAATACAAGTCAAAACCATTTGGGAACAAGAAGCCGGAGACGGAGAACCTTGCTCAATATGCGGCGACAATAAATATCTATTCCAATATAGATTAGTTTTCATCATATGCGGGAAACGATATTTTCAAAGTTTTGTTTTATGTCAATCATGTTCAGATTTTATTGATAACTAATGGCAACCAAAAAGAAATTAAAACTAACCATATCCGCAGAGGACGATACCAAAAGAGCGTTTAAAAGCGTTGATAATTCATTAGGTAAAATG